AATGGTGTGCAGATTTCACCAACCCCAAAATAGTCAAAGACATTAAATATCTTTAAGAAAAACAATATAAAAATCTATAAACTATAAAAAAGACAAAAACAATATAAAATAAAAAGACAAAAAAAAACAAACTTTTTTTCAATTCTTTGAATAAATTTGAAATTAAGATTTAAAATATTTAGATAACAAAAATAACTTGATTTCAATTAATACTTGAAACAACTACTTACGAAATTACTAACAACTTGCGATGGATAATTTTCACGAAAAAATCGCTTTGGCTGAGGAGGAATTGGAAACTATGAAATCAAAGGTATGTGCGAAGGAGAAAGAAATTCTTCAGATGAAGGAAATCGCTTCAAAAGTGGAACTTGCCTTAGATGAATGTTATAAACAGGTATCTATCGGCTACAAAACGCTCTGTGTCAGCATAGCCCCTAACATTCCACAAGTTCTTGAAAAACTTGTCCGTGAGAATGAAGAATTGAAAAAGACTCAAATTTCCTCTAAGACTTCTAAGAAAGCGGTTGGTGGGTCAAAGAAAAAAGGTGAAGTTAAAAATATTATGACCGATTTTAAGAACAAAGTTCAAAGTCGGGGTTTCAATAAAGGTGAATGTTGTGGCGTTCATTGGAAAAATGAAGATGGGTGTAAAATCCGAATCGCTAGTCAGTGTCAGAATGAAGACGAAGGCGATGGTCTGTGTAAGAAACATCAAAAAGAATGGGATGGTCAAGGGTTTCTTAGAAACGGTCGCCTTAACCCCGAAAAAAATGGGGCGGATATTATTGAACCCGGTTTTCTGGGTAGTGTTGAAGAATACAGCCAATTTCCAGCGGGTCATATTAGATGGGTAAAACAGTTTTATCTGTATTGTGGAAATTGTCAGTAGAACCCTCAAATCTAAGACAAAAAACAAAAAACAATATAAAATAAAAAGACAAAAAAAAACAAACTTTTTTTTCAATTCTTTAAATAAATTTGAAATAAAGATTTAAAAATATTTAGATTAACGAATAAGTGCTTTGAAAGAGAAATCAATTAAACTTACTGAATATTATTTAAAATCCTCATGCCTTGTAGTATTTGCGGTGAGGTCGGACACAACAAGAGGACTTGCGAAAAGAAACTTGTTGAACCTGTCAAGGAATCCAATACCCCCACTAAAGTAGTGGAGGATGATGTGGAGGAATGTCCGATTTGCTACAATCCGCTAGGGGATAAAGGCGTGTTTGTTACCAAGGGGTGTGGTCACAAGTTCTGTACGGATTGTGCTATCAAGCATTTGTGTAATAGCAAAGCGTGTCCTATGTGCCGGGGGGACATGGCAGATGCTCCTATATCTGTTGGAAGACCTGCTACTGGACCTTCTAGTAGCCAAATAACCGACCACACTTTCCGATTTTCACAGCGGCGATATGACCAAGGACGAGATGAAGGATATGATGAAGGATTTGATGAAGGATATCAAGAAGGGAGAGGTCAAAGTGGACGGCAATATGCACGAGTTCTATATGAAGCTACTACCAAGATCCAAGAACAGAATGCAGAAATAGAGAGGTTGATGGAGCGCTTGGCATTCCGGTCTAGATAAACTATAAAAGACAAAATAAAAGACAAAAAACAATATAAAATAAAAAGACAAAAAAAAACAAATCTTTTTTTTTAAATTTGAAATAAACTTATAAATAAAGTAAAGTAAAAATGGATATTCAATCATATCAAAAGTTATTAATCAATGACATATTTAAAAATCATGATATTGAGGATTGTCAGGGCAATGTTTCTGAAATACTTAAAACGATCTATAGTCAGTGGTTCTTTTATGAACATAATTTTAATAATCCTATCACGAAATCCACCTGTAGGAAGATAGACCATATATTACCACAAGATGATGGAGGAGGACCAGTTCAATATAAATTTTATTAGATTATTTATATATTTTACATTCAATTTTTTCTAATTTATGTTTTATTTCTTTAAGATCGTCATTGATATCATTTATTTTATCTAAACGTTCATCAGTTCTAGTTATAAATAATTTCATATCATTAATATATTTATAATTATCACTAACTTTTTTTTCTTGAGCGAAAACAGTAGTATTAAGAACATCTAATTTTTCAGAATGTTTACCCATTTGAAAAATTAATCCACCTATAGATAATACAGTTGCTGATATTGGAGCAATCATATTAAAATTCACACTCATAAAGTATTAATATATATTAGAAAATAATTATTTAGATTTTGATTTTTTAACATTATTTATTTTATCACATGATTTCATTATTGTATTACAATTAATATATTTAAAATCTTCAGGTTTTAATGATTTTTGTAGATCTTTACAACAATTATGAATAGTTTTACATCTATTTTTTAATTCACTTAAACCACTGGATGTAATATTTTCCATTTCACAACAACAAGTGCATAAATATTCGCATAATTTTTCAATAGTCATTAAACATTTTAAATATTTAGCTAATTTTTCAACTTGTTTCTTTTCGCAAACGCACATTTTTTCAATTACTCTATTTTTAGTATTATGACATACATTACCTAAATCACCGCATACAGATTTAAAACTATAAAGTTTGGCTCCTTCCATATTTATATTATATATTAGATTAAATTTAATTTATTATTATTATTAAATTTAGATAAAGAATTAGTTAATGTATTATATTTATTTTTAAGATATATTTTTTGATTATTATTACCTTTTTTGTAACATTGATCTATTAAACTATTTACACCATGTATAATTTGATCATCTAATTCATTACCATTCCATGTGCTCCAACTACCAACATAACTTTTATTTAATGACATTTCAGGTATTGCTTCACAATTTAATTCATTATTTGTTTCATTTATTAAACCTTTATTTTGTTTTGCTTTATATAAACTCCACGCTCCTAAACACATACAATGATTTTTACCGACTCTACTTTCAGACCAATTGCTTTGTCCAGTATCTTTAGAAAAATCTTTACTATTGTTATTAACATCAAAACATATCTGATGGACACCACCACCTAATTCACTACAGTATCCATTATTATCCCAAGACCCTTTCATATCATCGGATGATTTTTGACATATTTTTAAAGGTTCACCATATATATTTTTTAAATCAGTTTGATTAGTATTTCCTTCTATTAAACTTTCTCCTACTAAACTTAATTTAACAAATATATCACCCATACCACCTTTTAAATTATCAGGATCAGTTGAGTTTCTTTTTTTACAGAACTTACCTGTAATATCATTAGAATTTATTTCATCTAACTCTGATTCACTACACGATTTAGAGTTATGTAATATACCTACAATTAATCTACCTGATTTAGCTATAACACCATTACTAGTTTTATTATTATCACATTTAAAACTAGAAACAGAATCGGGTATTTCTGATTCATTATTACAAGGATCATTAATAGTCAATACATGATAATTATAATCACCATCATTTAATGGAATATTCATTTGTTCTACTTTAGCATATTTCATTAAATCACAATTACAAGGAATACAACATCTATAATAATCACCACATATATTATTATTATTTAAATCTTTCATTACTATAAAGTTTTTAATATTTTCTCTACTAGGATCTATAGGGGAACCACTAACAGAACAATAAAATTGATTATATAAGTCAAAATCTTTTTTATCAGGTTTTTTATCAAAAATATGTTTAAAGAATTGTGCCCCACCAGAATTTCTATTTCTATCAGGAAATATTGTATTAAAATCATTCATTAAATTTTCATATAATTGTTTCTTATATGATACATTGCCTTCTAAGTTATCATAATGATATATTAATATACATAATACAAATAATATTATGAATGATATAATAAATACATATAAATACATTATAAATATAATATAAATAAATTTGATTTAAAAATATAACTATATATATAAACAAAAAAATGATTATTCCGGTCCGTTGTTTTACGTGTGGAAAGACTATTTCTGATAAATGGATCCCTTATATTGAAAAGGTAAATGAAGAAAAGGGTAAAGAAACAAGTAATATAAAAGATTTAGATATTGATTATATTAATTTAGAAACACCTAATAAATCTATTGAAGGGAAAGTTATGGATGAATTAGGATTACATAGATATTGTTGTAGACGAATGATATTAGGTAATGTACATTTAATAACTAATATTTAATATATTATTTATATATATGGTAGCCAATTATTTAGAATTAAATCAGGATGACTCTAGAGCAGAATTAATTAAATTAAATCCAACAAGTGAAAATACAAATACAAATACAAATAAAGATATATCTAAATCTTCAATACAACCTATTGTAAATGAAAATAAATTTATGAATATGAAATTACATCAAATATTTGATAATATTGTAAATATTTTACCTAATATGTATAATGATTATAATAGATTATATTTACAAACTAAATTAAATCTTAAAAATACATATGATAATGATATAACTGAATCTGATGTGTATAGAGAAACTATGAGAATATTTTTATTTGAAAATGAAAATATAGTATATTTAGGTATTCTTATCTTAATTATAGCAATTTTTTTATATATAATCAATTAAATATATTATGATAAATAATTTAAATGAGATTATTATATTTTTTTTAATTATAATATTTATTATACTATCTTATTATGATGTAAAATATTCAATAATATTTTCAATAGTCTTAGGGTTATTATATATATATTCTAATAAATTATTAGAAAAATCTGAAAAATATACACATTACAATGAAAATATAGATTCTATATTTAATCAACTACATAAATATTCGAATAATGATATTCAATCATATAATCTTGGATTAAAATATTATAAATATTTTATGAATAATATTAAATTATTATATAATGTAGATGATTATATTAAATTTAAATCATTATTAGACAATAGTAAAGTATATTTAGATACATCAATTGATAATTTTAATTCAATATTATTTTCAATAAATACATATGATAAAGGTTATGAAAAAGAATTTGTAAATTTAATTAATATGTTAAAAACAGAATCAAATAATGTATTAAAAGAAACTAAAAATAAATATAATGATATAAAAAAATGTTATGATGAAGAAAATAATAATTATAATATATTTTGTGATAATGATCCTCAAATACAATTATTTACAGAAATGAATGTAAAACCCGAAATATATAATGAACCTATTGAAGGATTAAATATGTTTAATAGAGTGTTGGATGATAAACGATTTAAAGAAAATGAATGTAGAAAACCTCATTTATTATTTCCTATAAATCATCATGCTGGGAATAATTCATTTAATGAACGTGGTAGTATGGTAAATAATATAGATACTTCAAAATATCGAGTAGTTGATATTAACAGTGTTAAAATATCTTTATAATAAATATTTCTTAAGTAAAAATAATTAATTAAATATATTTAATATTTTATATGGATAAATATGCATTAAATATAGATACAATATCATTAAAAAGAAAAATATCTTATTTAAATAATTTTAATAATAATTATAATTTTTTAAATAATATTGATTTAAATAATTATAAAGTATATTATGATATTTTAAATAATTATGAAGATTTTAAATTGAAAAATATATATAATTATATTTTTTTTAAAATAAAAAAGTTAAATTATAAAGGAAATATACAAAAAATAAATATAAATGAAAATATAAGTTCAGATAAATTAAATAAATATTTGAATGAATATATTAATAATGATTTAGTAAAAAGTATTATAATAATGAATTGTATTCAACAATATTATTATCATATTTAACTAAATATTAATATTTAATTGTTTTGATATACTATTATTATTATCTATTTTTTTCTTTCTATATAATTTTAGATCAGATAGATTATTATTATTTTTCAAATTATATTTATTAATATTATAATTAACAGGGATAATTATGGGTATTTTTAAATCATACATAACTTGATCATTTCTATATTCATCAATAGACATATTACCACCAAATATATTTAATAATAATTTATTCGGGGCTAATTTTACTTTTTTATTACAATTGTTAATTTTATTATTATATAAATTAATTAATGGTAATATTTCATATATATCATCATGCATATTATCAACGGCATATCTAGACATACATTCTACTGAACAAAAATCACCTATAGTGTGGAAAACATCATTATTATAGTTAATAGGTAAACCATGAACTACATTATGAAAATTATGACAACAATTCCAACATAATTGACTATTTCTTTCAGAATTAGAATAATTAATATCTTTATTATCTTCTATAATTAAAGATAAATTTAAATCATTATCTTTCTTATCATTATTTAATTTAATAATTAAATCATCTATATTTAAATTATCATCTGCAAAAATAGGATTATCATTAGTGATTATTTTTTTATTTGGTTTACGACCTCTTTTTTTAGGTGGGCCTTTTTCTATATTCTTATTAGTATTTTTAGAACCAACTTTTCTCCCTCTTTTTTTAGGTTGTTCCATTTATTCTAATATTTATTATTATTTTAAATATCTTTTATTTAATAGATTTCACAGATGTATTTTTTGAAGTATCAGGTAAATTATCCGAATTATCATAATTATCATAATTAATATCATAATTTAAAGATGATAATGAAGAACTATTTTTTAGAGTATTTTTATATTTTGATGGGGCTAGAGGTAAATCATCGGATGTTGAATCAGACATTGGTGGTGTTGGTGTATATGAATTATTAGTTACTCTTAAATAATCATCAGATATAAAACTAAATATTTTTCTTATTACTAAATAGTAGAATAATATACTCATATTAATAAAAATAAATGTTTTAATAAATGTTTCATTAAATAGTGATATAGAATTATTATTCATATAAAACATGACTTGTGTAACTAATTGTATAGTTGACATTCTTAATATATCATAAATCATATCAATAATATTAGGTTCTAAATCTAATTTTAAATTAAAAAAAGTATTGTCCATTATATTATAATTATATAAAATAAAAAATAAGTTTAAATTAATCATTTTTTTTAATTAAAATAGTATAATAATGCCAGCATTTAAAATAGAATCAAATATGCCTATAATACTATTAATCATAGTGATAGCATTAGTTAGTTTGTTTTTTTTCTTAGATCTTAAAAAAGTTAAGTTACAATTAGATGAATTAGAAGAAAAAAATACTACGGTAATGAAAGAAATTGATAATATACATATGCAATTACATAAATTTTTTAGTAGAATGCCCCAAAGAATTATCCCTAGAGAAAATATCCCTAGAGAAAATATGACTAGAGAAAATATGACAAGAGGTGTTATACCTAGAGGAGTTATGCCTAGAGAAAATATACAAATGAACAATGGTATTGCAAAAGTATCTAATGTAAATAATTCATCTAATGTAAATAATTCATCTAATGTAAATAATCCACCTAATGTAACAAATCCGGATAATGTAACAACTCATGATTTTGATAAGTTAAAAAATCAACCTGTTAATAATGATATTTTCAGTGAAATATCTCCAAGTAATGATAAAATAGATTCTTCATTACCTAATTTAGAACCTATTGTATATGATGATAAAGTTGATGTTGTAGAAGATTCAGAAGTAGATGATTTAAATAGTGATTCAGATAATGATTCAGATAATGGTTCTGATAGTGGTTCTGAAAATTTAAATATTGAAGATTTAAGTGAAGAAGATTCTAATAAATTAGATTTATATATGGAAATGTCTGTTAAAGATTTAAAATCTAAATGTATAGAAATGAATTTAAAGCATTCGGGTAATAAATCTGTTCTAGCTAAAAGAATAGTTGATAATTTATAATAAATTATCTATATCATTATTTTCAATTGTTATTGTAGGATAAATATTGGTATTATTATATAGTTCAGATTTTCTAATATAATCTAATAATTCAGGCGAATCCATATATGTTATTTCTATTTCTAAATTAAAAACTTTATCATCAATAGTATGTGGAGAAGAAGATATATTATGTCCTTTAAAAAACTCAAAATTAAATTGTTTTAAAGGTTGATCAGGTTCATGTAAAAATCCAGCATCATGATCATTCAAATAGTATTTAGTATATGATGCATTTACATTTGTACCATTTATATGATCTAAATATATTATTTTAAATATATTATCATTTTCAGTGAATCTTCTAAAATCTGAATTACTGTTTATTATAGTTACTGAAGGAGTATTACCACCAGATGAAGGTATTAAAGCACTTAATAATTTTATAGAATATGTATTATATGATCTATTATCTGTTTTATCATATATATCATACATTATGGAATTAGTTGTTGGGAAAGTTGAATTTTTTTCATTTATATTAATTCTTTTTTTAAACATCATAGTATTTACAATATTATTATACTCAATTGTTCTTATTATTTTATTTTGATGAACTATATTATCATGATATTTTTTGAATATATTTTTATAATCAATAAATTCATTTAATAAATTTGTCAATTCATTATTTTCTATAAAGTTAGTATTTGGTTCACGAATATTAATTTTTTGTGTTTTCATTTGTGTATAATTTTCTTCTAAATTTTCTTCAGAATCACTATTTATGATTTTACTAACATATTTATAAATTAATGTTAAAACAATTATAGAGGTTGCTCCTAAAATTATTTTTTTGTTTGTATTTAAATTATTTATAAAATCAATTTAATTAATTTAATAAAATAAAAAAAAAATATAAATTAATATATATAATGTCTACTAATGTTATAAATTATAATAATAATAATAATAATAATAATAATAATAATAATAATAATAATAATACAGGATTTGCTTCAGATAATAATTTTGTTGGTTGTCCTGCATTAATGCAAGACGGACGATTTTTAACAAATTATAAACCTAATTGTGAAATGAATAAAATGTTTGAAAAAGTATTAAGTGATAGTAATTTATCCAGTTGGGAATTTAAATATCAATTAACCAAAAATGCAGATAAATTATTTAATAGTATTGATGATAATAATAAAAAAATGTATGGTTGTTCCGGATACGGATATGAAGTTCCATTACCTTCTGTAAAGCAAGATTGTAAATTAGATAATTGTGTTATTAATAATACAGGTAATAATAACGGATTTGGATTATATTAATTACATTTTCCATTTATTATTACATTCAATACAAGTAAAGAATTGTGTCATAGGTTCATCAGCCGATCTAGTTTGCATTTCATAATATGAACATTTCCTACTACCACATCTTCTACATTTATATTGATCTGTCATAGCTTCAGGTTTTAATTCATATTTAATTTTATCTCTTTTAATTTTTTCATCTATCATTTTTTTCCAATTATCAGGATATATATCGTATACTGATAATTTAGATACATCTTCCGGTTTAATTTTATCATTATTAATTTGATTAATTAAATAATTATTTTTAATATATGAATCTTTATTTAAATTTAAACATATAGATCTAATCTTTGAAAAGTATAAATTAAAGAATATTTGATTTGTCCAAGTTCTATTGATATTATTATCTTTAGAATATTCAATCATATAATTATAAATACTTTTCTCAATATTCCTAGATTTAAGTTCATCTTTAACAAATTCATTAATTTTTTTAACACTCCTATTACGATATTCATCGCTATTAGAGTTCATATTTAATGTCATTTAATATTATTATTATTAAAATCAAATTTATAAATATATTTTTAATAAATATTATTGTATAATTTATTATGATATACATTGTTATGAATATACATTGTTATGAATATACATTGTTATGAATATACGTTGTTATCAGTATCTAATTCTTCACTATCTTCACTAGAAACTATTTCATAATCACTTAATATTTCATCATTTTCTAATGTATCACCTTCTTCATAATCTTCATCATAATCTTCATCTGGTTCACACTCATCTTGAGTATAATCTTCTTCTGAATCAGCTGAATCATATTCAGAATCACAATCATCAAAACCTTCATTTATAATTTCATAAAACTCAGCATAATCAGATACAGTGAAATCACATATTCTACTATTTTCAAAACATATTAGGAATATATCACCATATAATAATATAGTTGATGAATCATCATCTAAAAATTTAGAAGATCCATTAGGTATTAATTCATGTTTATTTACACAATCATGTTCACCTTCATACCATCCATAACATTTAATAATTTTAGAATTATTTGTCCAGGAATATAGTTGTCGAATATTACTTTTTCCTTTTATATTTGAATTTTTATTTAATAAATTAATTACATTTCTATTTTCAATATTTAATTCTAAGTCATTCATTTTGTTATCAATATTAATTCGGACAACATTTTTCATTTTACTTTATTAAATACTTTTTTTTTAAATATTAAAAAAAAAAATAAATGAAATATTATATATGTTTGACTTTAAAAAAAAGAAAACGGAAGAAGAAAGAATTAAAGAATCTACAAAAATTATTGAAAAATATCCGGATAGAATCCCGATTGTTGTAGAAAAATGTTCAAAATCAACTGTTCAGGATATCGATAAAAATAAATATTTAGTCCCAAATGATATGACTTTAAGTCAATTCTTATATATTATAAGAAAAAGAATTAATTTAGAGACATCTGAAGCATTATTTTTCTTTATAAACAATACACTTTGTAATAATACTTTACTTTTAAGTGAAGTTTATAACAAACTTAAAGATAAAGATGGTTTTTTATATATAGAATACTCAACAGAGAATACTTTTGGTTAAATGTATAAATATTATTATTGTGATCAAATTAATGATGAAATATTTAATAATAAAATAAATATGAATAAATTAGATGATTTAATTAATAAATATAAATTAGTTTGTAAAGGTGATGTAAAAGAATATTGGATAAATAATGTTATGATTTTATCTAATAATTCTAATGTAACATTTAATAAAGTAATAGATAAAGAAATATTATTTGATAATAATTATTTAATTCAAGAATTAATTATGAGTGAATGTAAACCATTTAATTTTCATAATACAGATTTAGAATTAGAATATATATTATATGAAAATATTATTGATAATATTAAAATAATTTTAAAAAAATATAACGATTATATAACATTAGAGTATGAAACAGCTAATTTAATAAATAATGATAATTTTTTATATTAATATATAATATATGAATATTATTCTATTAATAGTTTTGTCATTTACATTATTAATTGTTTTACAGCAATTAATGGAAAAAAAAACAGGTATTAGTGATGTATTAAATAAATTTAAAGGTGATCAAATAGATCATCATTTTAATAATATTAAAAATGTTCAAAATACAACGAAGATGGTAAAAAAAGATGATAGTCGTTCTGAACAAAAGATAGAATTTGATGATCCATTTCATAATTTTCCAGATCATTCATTATCCACTATCAGTAATCCTTTATCACCTGGATATAGTCCATTAAATAGTGATAATAATAATTTATTAAATAGTGTGGATAATTTAAAAATTATTAGAAATAATGGATTTGACTATTATAAAAATAAAGAATTATATTTTGACCCATTTAATGTTCATAAAGATACTATGCATGCAAATCCAGGTAATCATGCTAATTATGGTTTAGCAAATACAGGTAGTAGTGAAGAAACATTAATTAGAGCTGATAGTGAAGAATATTTAAATAAATATCCTGAATATGCTTCGAGTGATTTTGGTAATCAATTAACTAATACGGGTTTCTTATATGATAATAATGAAAATAATCAATATATGAAATTAAAAGATAAAATATTACCAAGTAATTGTACATTATCAGGTGATAATTCATTAGAATGCATATTTAATGATAACTTACAGAAAATACCTAATAGACTTATGAAAAATAATAGTAATGTATTAAACTCTGTAGGTGTTATTAATCAAAGTGATGATTTAATTAAATCTGTTAAAGATTTTACTTATGATGAAGTTGGTGGTAATGTATATAAATCATGGAAATATAATAATGAAAAAGAAATTAATGGTAATTTTGTATTTGGTAATATTATGCCTAGTAATCCTTATGGTGCTAATGAATCATATATGTTAGTTGATGATAGTTTAGATTGTAAAAAATGTTCTATATAATGATATTAATTTATATTTAAAAATTATTCTATAATTCTTTTTATGAAATCATTCAAAATTGTTTTTAATGATGACCTTCTTTTTATAAATGTTATTAATACATCCGAAAATGAATGTATAGATAATGAATTATTAACTAAATTATATAATTGTAAATGTAAAATTGATAATGTTGATATATCTAAATGGGAAAAATATAAAAAACTAAATAATGATTATGAATATATTTATACTTCATCTAATAATTCTAGAAATGTAGCTGATATTACACCAATATCTAGATCATATTTTAAAATACATGAAATTATTAAAGATTTTAATATAGATAATTTAGATTTTTCAGCATGTATCGCTGAAGGACCTGGTGGATTTATAAATTGTTTATTAGACATGGATTCACCTATTATTTATGGTATAACATTATTATCTAATGATAAAAGAATTCCTTTTTGGAGTTCTAAATTATTTAATAATCCAAAAGTTCATTTAAATAGAAATAGAAATACAGGAAATATTTATATAAAAAAAACATCAGATGAATTTATTAAATTTATTAAGAAATGTAATATAGTCACTGCTGATGGTGGTTTTGATTATTCGAATGATTTTAATAAACAAGAAATATCATCTTATAGACTTATTTATTCTGAAATATATATAGCATTGAATATTCAAGAATTAAAAGGATCATTTGTTCTAAAAGTTTTTGATATTTTTTATCATAAAACTATTCAATTATTATATTTATTATTTTTATCATATGATGAAGTATATATTTATAAACCAACTATTAGTAGATTATCTAATTCAGAAAAATATATAGTATGTAAAGGATTTAAAGGATTTAATAAAGAAATAATAAATATTTTATCAAAATATTATAATGCGGTTGAAAAATTATATATTGAATTACCAGAAAAATTTATAAATATAATTCGTGATTATAATTGTAGTTTTGTTCAAAATCAAATAGATTATATAAATAATATATTGAAGTTTGATTGCACAAATATTAATGAAAGAATAAAAAAACAAATATTAAAATCTAAAGAATGGTGTGAAGAATATAATATCCCATTAAATAGTAATTGTATTTATTTGAAATAATATCTATATTTATTATATAGATGGATATAAATGGTGGTAGTAAATTAGGAACTCTATTGGAGGTTGTCTCGGGAAAGGGACAGTTGTTAGCTAAGACAGGAAAGAAGGTGACCGGAAAGGTAGGGAAGAATGTCGGTAAGTTAACTAGTGGTGTTAAAGGACGTATAAAGAGTATTGGTAATGCCGCAATAAATAAGGAAAGAAAGAATGGTTATCCTAAGGAACTAAATGGTAAAAATCGTATTAAAAATAAAACTCCTAATGAGGTAAATAGTCCTGGAAAACCCCTCGACCAGGGTTCATCAGGTGAAGTAGAAAATCCTTCTAGTGATACACTGGTAAATAAGGGAACCAGTCTTGCGCGACCACCCATAACCAACCAGGGTCAATCAGATGATGTAACAACTGATGATATCAATAGATCTATAAGGGAATTGCGAGGAAAAAAAAATGAAATTGAAAAAAAATGTCCTAACTTAATTGGTGAAGGGCAACTACGGGAGTTTATAAAATTAGCATTGGATTACGGGGAAGAAACAGCACTACGCACTGTAAAAGAAACATCTAATGGTGGTGGAAATGTAATTAAAAAAAATAATGAATTAAAAAATATGATAGATAATAGTCATAATAAAAAATCTAAAAAAACTAAAAAAAGGTCTAAAAAAAGATCTAAAAAAACTAAAAAAAGATCTAAAAAAACTAAAAAAAGATCTAAATCTACTAAGAATAGATCTAGAAAAGTTAAAAAGACTAAACGATTATAATTTTTTATTTATTCTTTTTGAAATAAATCAATTTTTCCATCAATATGTAAATTTATAAATGTATTTCTAAACACAGGATTTCTTTTTTCATTAAAGTTTTCATCTTTACCTACTAAATATAAATCATCTTTTGATCGTGAATATCCTGTATAATTTAATTTAATATTTGAATAATTACTCCCAATATAAACTACTTTATTGTATTGAAGTCCTTGTGAAGAATGAATTGTTCTACAAAAACTCGGTTTAAAATCTTCTGGTAATAGGGATACTTCACCTCCTTCATGTAATTTAATATTATATTCACCATTGACAATTTCTGTAATAATCCCTTCATCACCATTAAATATATTTAGTTCTTTATCATTTTTTTTTATAATAACAGGATCACCTATTATAAAATTATCATTAGACTCATCACCTATGAATACTTTTCTAACTATTTTTGAAAATATTTCGCAATCACTATTTTTCTTTGTAATTAATTGAAAATTATTATCATGTTCTGGATTTAAACAATATGGTTCATATCTATTTTGTTTAAATCTTTTTAATATGTTTTCTATTGTTTTTCTTTTATCTACATTTAAATAATAATGAATATTTTCATTATATTTATCTTGAAGAGAAAACTGGTGGTCCTTACAAACAGATACATAATCATCATTTAAATAATCATAACAAAAACCTTTTATATCTTTATTTGATCTATAATTTATTATTAATTCACTTTTTTTTATATTTAACCTTAATAAATCTCTGAAAGGACAACCTGCCCCTACTGGTTCTAACTGTTTATTATCACCTAATAATATAAGTCTAATATCTTCATAATATACTAATATATCAAGTAAATTACTGAATAAATCTAAATCAACCATACTCATTTCATCAACAAATATATATTTAACATTACCTAATGATAATATTTGATCTAATTTTGTCGTATAATAATACTCCATATCATAATCATCTTGGATATTATGTTCATATCTATATCTATCAAAACCGATATTTTCACATTGTAATTTATAATCCATTCTATATTTATAAATTAAAGAATGTATTACCGAAAAATCTACATGCATCTCTAAACCTTTTAAATCTTTCATACCTCTTTTCTTTGCAGCGTGTGTTGGTGTGGTAAATAATGAAACTTTTTGTAATTCACTATTTAAATTTTTTTCATATTTAATTAAATATTTTGGTATAGATGTTTTACCAGTTCCACCACCACCAGTAATAATAGATAAACTATTATTAATAGCATTATTAATTCCTTGTATTTGTTCTTTATTTAATTCCTTTCCGTCATTAAATAGATTATTTAATAAATCAGCTGATAAATTATCATTAGATATATTTCTTTTTAACATAATATGAATATTTTTAAACATTGATATTTCCATATTGTAATATCTATTTGTAGTCAATAAATAATGATTATCTATATTTATAATAATTAAATTATTTTTTTTAATATACTCATTATTATTAATTCTTTCTTCGATCTTATTTATTGGGATTTTTTGGGTGGGTTTGATGTCTTTGTTATATTTATCTATTATCGTTAAAAACCGACTCAATTTTATATATATATGACCTTCTAGTTTTATATAGTCTTCCAATATCACTGGTATTATATTGTCTAAACGTTTTGGATCATCATTCACCCACCAATGACTATTAATGGCTATATTATCTATTTTTTTGAAACTTAATTTAAATTTATTCTCTAGTAATAATAGAGGATTTTCAACTATTTGACCATAATTATATATTTTTTTTTTGTGATATATATCTAATATATAATTTACTAAAATAGTTTCCTTATTAGTTAATGTTGTATGAATATTATTTATCCATTCAAAATTTTCAATTAATATTTTTTTCTTTTCTAAATTGTTATCTATATCTGTTTTAATTTTATCATAGTCTAAATTAATCTTATTATCAATTACAGGATATTGGTCATCAATTAATTCAAATATATTTGTATCTTCAACCGAATAACTATTTATTTCCTCTACTGGATTCGTCGATCCTTGTTCCATATTTAATTACAATTTAAAATAAATTCAAATTTTTAAATACCTTTATTCCTTTTGAAATATTAAATATACATTTAATCCACTTAATAATTTAAGTTTTTCATCTTTTGTCATTTTTACTGCATCTTTATATCTTGCCTGAAATATTTTATCTTTTTTATCTTTTGCTATATTTGGTAATTCATTTATTACATTTTCAAATGATCCATAACCATTATCAATACATGATTTTTTAAATATATTTTCATATTTTTTATCTGGTTCAGGTGTTACTAATTTTAATCCTATTTTTTTAAATGAATCAATCAAGAAATCCATATTTACTAAATATTCTCCTATTTCTTGACCAATAGAATCCATATAAACATTAATACTATTACCAAACATATTATCTGTATGATTTTCATCATATTCAAAATCATCTATATCATTTTCATCATATTCTTTTTTTATCCTATATACTAAATCATCTCCATCATTTATATATTCTATTGTGTCTTGTTGTGATAATATATCATATAATTTATTACCATTATAAAATGTAGCTATAAAATATCCTCCCATATTTATATTTTCATTTACATTTGTTAGAAATCCTTCGAATGTTTCTCTATCTTTTAAATAATAATGTAAAGTAAATTGACTACTAATCACATCAAACTTATTTTTAGCTAAAACTTTATATTCTTTATATATACCTTTATATGATACAGGAATAGATTTAGTCAATCCATATAATATATCTATCATCACTTTAGAATGTTTAATATCCATATTACATTCATTCGTTTTAATATTCAAACTAGTATCTGATTGTAAGAATACTCCGGTTGTATTATTTTTATCTTTTAAATAGAAATATCTTTTACATGCTTCATTTACATTAGAAATATCTAATCCTAATACAAATTTAATATTACAATCTTTATTAGTATATTTTTCTACATCTCCTCCTCTACCACATGATAAATCTAAATATTGTATTTGTTTATTAATTGAAGAACATACTCCACATATTAAACTATTTTTAATATAATTATGTAATGTTGTTAATATTTTAGTTTGATAACTTCTATTTTGTGAGACATAATATCCTTTGTCTACTGTATCTATAACCTTATTTACATTATATGGTTGTTCTCCTGTAATTAATTTATTAGTAATTGGTTCTGTTATAGTTTTCCATACATTATTACAAACAACTTGAAAATTAGGATAAGTTTTATCATATCTTACTCTTAATGGTTCCCATATCATACCATTTTTACCATCCTTATTATATCTCATTTCAACAATATCACCATCTTTTAATTCTGATTTATCTTTTTCACATAATATTTTATTATCTTCTAAGAATATATTTGTTATACCTACATTATTCTCTTCACCTGGTGGATTAAATTGTTTGGTTTTTTCAAATGATGGTTTATCCTTATTTAATAATTTCATACAAAAATCTAATGATATATCTTCTTCTTCTTTATATCCTGTGATTAATTTTAATTTTTTATATTTTTTCAATATACCTAAATCATCATTTAATGTATATATTTTATCTTTATTAGAATCACCGACTTTTTCTGTTATAACTTTAAAATCAATTGTATTTTCTTCCGGTGGTTTCCATTTAAAATTATAACTCCATGTACCTCCGATACTATCTGGTCCACTATTAATTTTAGATCCTTTAACACCCAAATATATTGGTAATAGAATTAATCCATCTATATAATAACCATAAGAATCTTGTTTATCTAAAATATTTTTACATTTTTCAAATATTAATTTACATTCTGTATTATATTTTTTAAGATCTTTTTCTGGATTAGATAGAGTTTGTGATCCATATTCATATTCTTTTATACCAATTCTGATATATTCATTATCACTTAATACTATATTTTCTATTAATTCTTTAAAATTATTTAAAATTTCTGATCTAGTCGGTTTCTTAGATTTAGGATCATACCATACATATTTATGTGCAGGTAATGGTGTCATATTTCCATTATAATATACATCAAAGATCATATATAAATTAATATCTAATTTTTCACCATCTCTATTATTTGTAATATATTCACCATCTAATAACCATTCACCATTTATATTAGGAAATCTAATACCTGTTGGTATAATTTCTATTTTAGATGTAATTAAATATCCAGTATTTTCTGTTATAAATAATAAACATCTAATACCATCTGCCTTTTCAGTTACAGCATATCCTTTAATAATATTAATATCATTACTTAATAATAAATTTTCATAATTTAATGTTACTGGTTGAGGTCCTGTAAATTCAACATATTTCTTTTTCTGTTTTGTTAATGCTTTATATCTTTTTATTATATTATCCTTTTGAGATTTTGATATTATTAATTTATTATCATGTATAATTTCTAATAAATATGTTAAATGATTATTTAATAATTCAATACATTTATCAGTTAATAAATCTATTTTTTCTTTATTAAACTTTAATTCTTTATCTAAATCACTCTTACCAGCTCCAATTTGTCCTGTTTTAGATTCCACTATTAATTCATCCATATCAAAATAATCACTATATATTTCTCCTAATGGAACCCAGATATTAGTTTTTTCCTTATCTAATATCTGTATTTTCTCTATTATTTTAGAATAATATTTTCTATTTTCTGGTGGTAAAGCATCAGGAGTAAAATCTTTATTATTATGATCAGGAAATTCTTTATCTAATTGTTTTATTAATTTATCTCTAACTGGTGAAGAAGTATTAAGTTGTAATAGTGCATGATCACCCTTATTTTCATAATCTTCTATAAAATCTATAACTAAAATATTAGACATATCTGAATCTTTTATATCAGCGTGTTTTTCATCTTCAAAATATGATTCTTTAATTTTAACTATTTTACCAATTATTTTATTCTTTATTGATGAATTATGTTTCGGAACATTTAATAAATTATCTTGCATATAATCAATATCTTTTTTAGAAGATTCTTCTACATCAACTATTAATGTTAATGGATTAGATATACTCCCACTTAATGATACAGGATTATCTATACCTTGTTTTAATTTATTATAATAATCATTAATCATTATAATACCTTCTTCTGTATGAGTATTTGAACCAATATATTCTATTTCTAATTCATATTGCTCAACTTTATTTAAAATATCCGCCTCTTTGAATGTCTTTGACCATTGATATTTCTTTTGTTTGAATAACCATTCTGTCGATTTAATAACCGATAAATCTATTCTAAATAATTTATCTATTGATATAAAACTATATCTTTTTTTATATCTAAAATGTTTTTCTTTATAAGTTAATGATTTATTATACTGTAATATTTGTTTATCACTATAATCTAATTCATCCTCAGATTTTAAATTAATCCTAAAATTATAATCTTCATTCACTATTCTACTATTAGTGATTTTATCATTTTTAAAATTTCTTTTATTTATAAATGCAATATTCGTAATTCCTTCTAATGAATTTGTTACACAATATCTTTTAATAGATTCTAAATCTTGTAAACTACATCTTGTATTTGATGGAAATCCATTATTATTTGTTCTTATATCTAAATTAACTGATTCTGATATTAAATCATAATCTAATTTTAATTTATTTAATATTTTTAAAAATAATTCTTTATTTAAAGGATTATTCTTATCATTACTACCAAAGATAACTTCTAATTCTAAATTATCATTAGATATAGCATGACTTATATGATTTTGGATATCTTCTTCTTTATTTAAGATTTCCATATATAATATATTATATTATTATAATTTTAAATAATCAAATTTATAAAAAAAATATTAATAAGATAAAATAGATTATAATTTATATAAATTAATTTCTTCATATAAATCTTTCTTACATTTCTTTTTACCAACTGAATTAGTTAAACTAATAGAACATTCTTCTGCTATCTTGACTAAATCAGGTAATTTATAATTGGATATAGCTTTAAGGTAATTATTATATATTAAATTATTTTTTAAATCTATATTAATTATAGTATTTAATTCATTAATATCTGAATAGTTTATATCATTATTATTTATATCTAAAATAATCCATTTTTTATTATGATATGTGATATAAATTTTTTCATAATTTTTTAATCCTGTTTTATAATATTTATTATCAGATTTATTATAAATGATTAAATTAATCTTGAAATATTCATTATAAAATAGTAATGAAGATAAATTATTATCATTAATTTGTTGTAGATTTTTACATATTAGTGATTTAGATATCATTCTTTTATTAAAATTAAAATTAATATATTGATCATCTACAGTCGAACATAATTTTAATTTTTTATCAGAAATATATTTATCTAGTTCTTTATCTTCTAATAGAGTGTAATTAACATCTTTAATAGATAAAATTAATTCAAATATGGTTTTGAATGTTTTTACAACATCATTATCATATTTTTTAGATGATTCTTTAACAGGTTCTACCTTTTTTTCAGATATAGTTTGAGTAAATTTATTTACTTCAATTTTTTCAGAATAATTATTATTTTTTGATCTTAAATCTTTAAAAATTTCCATGTTTATTATTATTATTATATAAATATATCTTTAATTATCAAATTTATTTTTTAGATTCCATTATTATTTTTCTCTCATCCTTATTAAAATTTTTAAGATCAATATTATATTTCTTCGGGCTTGATATAATTTTAGTATTTTCATTATTCAAAATTATTGCATGTTTTTTAATAACCATATTATCATTTTCAATATTATTATAAAGTGTATATTGTAATATATTATATATATTATTAATATGTTCATCTATTAAACTAATATTAACAAAAAAACCATTACTATTCTCTGTATATTTTATATCATTTGTTTTAATATAATCCACTATTTCTTTGTGATATTCAATTTTATCAATATTTTTATAAATAAATATTTTCTTTTCCTCTATATCCATAATATAAATATTAAATTAATTATAAGATTTTACCTACAATTTGAACCTTTTCATTTCTATATTTAATACGATGTCCTAATATTTCTACATCTATTTTTCGTCCAATTGTAATATCATTTAAATTTAAATCACTATCATTTATAGTATCATTAGGTATTATAATAATTAAAGGACTATTATCAAAATCATTATCAGAAACCTTATATTTCTCATCAATCTGAAAATATGCTATTATACCCATTTTATTTATATTACTTACTACACATTTTTTATCTAATATTTTATCACCTTTATTAGGTGATATAGTATCACATTTATATGATATATCATATTTAATATAATTAATATTATCAAATGTTTCTATCCTACCCATAGATCTTTTAACAATATTAATAGAGTTTTTTAATATAAAACTATCATCTTTACATAAACCTTCATATTGTTTTTTTAATTTAAATAATAATATATTATCTATATCTTTATTTAATTCAGATGAAATTAAACTAACTGTATCATTAAATAATTGTTCAGATATAATCATAATATATATATTGTTAATATATTTTTAATATTTATTCAAATTTATTTTATGATATAATAAATCAAATTTCACGAAATAAGAAATATCTTTATTATTTTTTATTCTAAATACTATATCAATTAATTTACATAAACCACCTTTAGTAAATTTAGATAATAATAATATATCTTTTCTTAATTTAGTGAATATAGGTTCATCAATATTTATTTTTAAATAATCTATAAATTCGTCCTTACTGAGGAAACAGATCGAATGACATTCTTTTCCTAAATTAGGTTCCTCTATTAATTTTAAAACAGATCCCTTATTCCAATATGAATGAACCCAATATTTACCCGTATTTATATCTAAATTTCCTTTAACTGGTTCTATCTTTATATAACTATCTTTAGTTTTTTTATAATATTCTACACATTTATCTATAGCCAATAATATATCTTGTCTCTTTTTTAATTTTTTAGTTGTTTTCATAACTTTATTATCATTTATAATAAAATATCCTATAGGATTATCATTATCAAAATCAAATAATATTTTCTTATTACCTTTACTATATATAAAATTACTCTTAAAATAATCATACGCCATTTTATGTATTTCATTTATTTCAGCAGATAAAGTATCTTCATTTACTATTATATCTTTAAAATCATTATCTTTAAAATATTTATCTAATAAAAATCTTATATATTTAGATCTTTCTATATAAGGTATTTTATCCAATAAATATCCTAAATATATTCTTTTATATTTACTATTAATTAAATCAAAATTACCTAATTTATCTTTACTTCCTTTATCTTCAATTATATCATTATAATTAGTAATAAGATCACTAATAATATCTTCTATATTTTTTACAGGTATTTTTTCTTCTATTATAAAATCTTTAGGATGTTCAATTTTGATATTATTTATAACTATTTTATTTTTATTATTCACTACAGTACTTCTATAAAACATAGGAATACTTTCATCATTATTAAATAATGGTTGAAATATATAATAATTACCTCTACTTATAATATATCCTTTATTCTTATTTATATCATATACTATTTCTTTATGATCAATTATATCTTTTATAGAACTATATATAATATATTTATTAATATCTTTATGATATTGGATATGATCAACTATTTCTTCTAATGAATAAAAATTTTTCTTTTGATATAATTCATTAATATAATTTATTATTTTTTTAGTAATATCTGTAAAATATTTATCATTAAATGTATCATAATTTAAATCACTATCATCTAAATTATCTAATTCTTTTTTATCTACATTTAGACATTTATAATCACATTTATTTTGAAATGAACATATTTTAGTATTAGGTTTATCATATATCTCTACTTCTATTATTTTTCCCTTAGATGTTTTAATTTTAACAGGTGTTACATCTTTTTCTTTTATAATATTACCTTCTTTAAATAAATAACAATCTAATGCATTACGTTTTAATATCATTTCAATTTCACCTATCTCAATAGATTTTCTTTCACCTCTTCTATAATTATAATGATCTATAGTTTCATTTCCATTAAATGTAGTTGTATGTAAAAATACTGTAACATTTCTTTTAGTTTTCTCTAACATACTATGTGAACAAAATCTAATACCTCTACCAATAATTTGTTCTAATTTATTTAAATGATACCATGGATCTAATACATGTATTTCTCTGATATTTTTAAAATCTATTCCTTCACCCGTTACAGATGAACCTATTATAACTTTAATTAATTCACCATTTTTATTACCATCAGATTTTAATACTTTTAATTCAGAATCTCTTGTTAAATCATTCCCTGATATACTATCATTACCACTTAATATTATATAATTAGCTTGTTTAAATTCAGTTTTCTCTTCAAAATCACTTGCTCTCTTTTTCATATCATAATGAATTGGTTCATCTACTCCTTTATAATTTAAAAGATTTTTATAACCATATTTATTAAATCCAATATGTTCTAACGCTAATCCTAAAGGAACTGCACCAGACCATATATAATCAGTGTATATAAATACTATTCCTTCTGATGTTTTAATATTTTTTATAATATTTTTTAATTTAATTGAAACACTTCCTATATATTTTTCTGCTAAAATTGGTTTTTTCGGATTAGAATATTTAAATTGTTTTCCAGATTTATTAAATACTTCTCTAAAACCCTTTAATCCATATTCTTTTGATTGTTTATCTGAATAAACAATATTACAAATTTGTCTCATATTACTTGTTTTAATACCTAATTTTTTCTCTTTTTCTGGATCAGATGATTTTTCCTCTATTAATTCATTTAAATATTTATTATATACACCTTTTTGTAAATCTTTCATTACATTATTATAAGTAATCATAAATCTTAATTTATTTTCATCTTTTATTCTCTCATTAAATAAATCATTTATAGGTGCTTTTTCAGGTAATATTGTTAATTTATCTGTTGGATATAATCTTAATGGAAAATTAATCGGATTTTCACCCCTTAAATATGATATATATCCTCGACTCTTTTTATTTATTAATTCTTTACCTTCAGCAGTTATATTACCTTCTTTATTTATATATTCTTTTTGATTTATTAATGGTCTACCATCATTTAATAACATAAGATTTATTAATAAAAATATTTCTGTAGAATTATTAAACATAGGAGTAGCTGTTAAAAATATAATTCTTAAATTATTTGAATATTTAATAACTTGATATAAGTTTTTTAATGCTCGTTGTTGCTCTTTCTTATTAACATTTCCTTTTCCTTGATCTTGATCATTTAATGATTCATTTTCTTGTCTTAAATTATGAAACTCATCCACAATTAATAATCTATTTGAAAAATATTTATTAATTTTTAATTTAATAATTTCTTCATCTGATTCATCGCCAACTATATCTTTTATTTTACTTGAAAATGTCCCGTACTGATAAAATTCATAATATTTTTTTATTAATTTATTTTGATTTCTTCTTACAGAATTAGGATCTCTTTGATCAGTTTCTTCTTTAAAAGTATCAATAAACTCATGACCTGAACATTGATTTTCACCTTTCTCAGGATCAAATATTGTATCTTTCCATCCTTGACTTAACCCAGCTTTCCTTACAATAATTATTTTACTATAATCTCTTACATATACATCCCTAAATGATTCACTGATAGTAACACCGGAACATGTCTTACCAACACCAACTCCATGAAATAATAATAAACTTTTATATGGTGTTTCATTATTTACAAAATTCTTTAATAATCTTTGATGATTTGCTAACTCAAAATCAGTATTATTACACACCTCTTCCTTATTTAATGTAATTTTATTTATATTAAACTCAACTTTCCTTGATATATCATTCACAAAATTAGGATTATTATAATCAGGATGTGATAAATATTCTCTTTTATATAATTCAGTTAATTGTTCTTCTGATAAATCTCTATTATCTAAATATATCTTTATTTTCTTTTGTTCTAATTTATTTAATTTAATATCTTTTTCACTATTAATATTCTTTTCACATTTATAATATCTATCATATAATTCATCTAATGGTATATCTTTATATTCACTTATAGACCTTTTTAATGATTGTTCTAATTCTTTAACTTCTTCTATATCTTTTACATCTTCTATATCTTTTACAGATGATACAGGTAATTCTTCATCACCTATTTTTAAATGAACTTTATAATGTGATACATTACCTCCTCCACCTTTAAGTTCATTTGAAACTATATTAAATAATCCTTCTAAATTATTTACTCCATTACTTTCCCAATTATTAAGATTTTGACAATCTATTTTTATACCATCATATTCTTTATTTTTATATTTTTCATAAAATATATTACTATCTGAACATAATTTTTCTAATTTATTAGATTCTTTATTCTTTCTATTACTTAAATCTTCCATTTTTTCTTTCATATCCATTTCTTCTAAATCTATTACAGGATATTCCGGTCTATCAATATTAATATCATTAACATTTAATCTATTTAATAAAGCATTATCTTCTCCACCCCATCCCCAGAAATTATTTGGATATCCATTACATTCTAAAAAATCATCTGCTGATACTGATAATACTCCCCCTAAAAATGTTTCATCTTTACCATCTAAATTATATCTAGTTCCTTTATTCCCTAAATGTATAGGATTACTAGGATATCTTAAATAATCTTCTATTAATTCATTTGATGGTAATAAATCTACATCAGATAAAACATAATATGCATTATCTATTTTATCATTTTCTTTATTTGCTAAATGAAATCCTATATTCTTTAAAATACCTAAATTAAATTTAGCCATCTTTGAATCAGGTTGTTTAAAATTATCATCCAATTTATCATAATCTTCTCTATCAGATTCTTGTTCTATAACATATATATGATAATCTGTAATGCCTTCAAATATTAGTTGCATTTGTTCTAAAAATACATTTAATTGTGATTCACGTGATCTATCACCCGGATCCCTGTAAGCTACTATAATATTTAATTTATTATCACTTAATTTTTTTATAACTGGTTTTTCCCTAATTTTACTTAAATTATCTAATATTTCATGAAAATTATTATATGTTCCTTCTTTTGATAAATATTCTTCATAAAATTCTAAAGCATTTTCAGCAATT